CCAACCGGAGCGCCTTCAGCACCACTGTGTTCATTTTCTTTACGCACAGTTTCTAGTTCTTTTAAAAGACTCATTATTCTTTCGCCGCCTACATGAACTTGCGCTCCTGGATCAGCTTCCCCCATGTCTTCTTTAGTTAACATAGCTTCGTATGGTGCATCGTCTTTAATATCTTGATACTCTTCTCTAGGATCGCCTAAATTTCGCACAATAACATATGCTTGATCAATGTTACAGCAATTACCAATGTATGCTTGTAATACTTGCGGTGTGGTTGGGTATTCGACACCAAGTTCAAAGTATGTAACTTCCATATTTGTTAACTGCGGAAAGTCTAGTGGACGTTCTTGTATTGGTGTTTTCTTACCGGAAGTTAGATTACTAGCTCCATACTTCTTAAGTATTGTTTCTAGTGTGTCTTCAAAGCCTTCTGGTAAAGGCCCTGCTACACCAATTTTAAATTCATAAGTCTTTTTAGACTCTGTTAGTACTGTTGTAAATGATCTCATTGCGCAATGATCCCTGTTCTATATGTATTATTTATCTTTATCCAAGCCTTTGAGCTTTTCTAAAAGGCTATTTCTATCAGTAACAACATATCCAGCGCCGTTGACTATATCGCCTTCGCCGCTTACTTTGCCGTCATTATCCTGCTTTTGCTTTTTAAGTTGTAGCTCAACTACTTTTAATTTATTATTAAGTTTAGCTACTTTAGCATCTAAACTAGTTTTAAGCAGTCCGCCAGCAGTTTCAAATACTCTGCCACTATAACGACTTTCTACATTCATACCTAAATCCATTAGATCATCGTATGCTTGCATTGCTTTGTCAGCAATCTCATTAAGCTCGTCGTCTGCCATTTTACCTAAGCCTTTTATAGCAGGTAATGCACTAGCAATTTTATCAAACTCTTCTATGTCACGGAATGTTTCAACTACATTTGCCATTTCATGCTTTGCTTGCTCTGCTTCTTGAAATTGTGCTTCTTTTATAATTTCTTTTGAGTCAGGTAAATTTAGTAGGTCTTCTAATTTTTTAGTCATTTAAACTTTCCATTATATGCTACTATTATTTATCTTTTCCTTCCTTGATGGAATATATCATCTTCAGTAACAATACGGAATAGTATTCCTTTTTGTTTACACCATGCCCTTGCAGCTTCCCACTTGGCTTGATTTACTACATAATGTGCTTGATTGTGTTTGCTATTACCAAGGCGTTCTCGCATTGCTTGATTAGCAGGTTTAACTTCAATTAGTTCTACACGCTTTTTAGTGCTTTTATCTGCATATGAAATAAAGAAGTCAGGCACATAAACAGTTTGTTTACCGGTCAGTGGGTTGCGGTAAGGTATACGTACAGCTTCACTTGCCCATTGTTCTATTGCAGGATGTTCGTCGCAGAACTTCATAAAAGTAAATTCCCAACCTGAACGGTATGTAGGAACTTTATTACCTATGTATTTTTCTGGATTTTTTAGATTAAATTTACCTTGAGCAAATCGACCCATATCATATCACTACGTTGCGTTGTTCAAATAATTCAAACTGTGACGATTCATCTCTAAATCCTAATACACTAGTTTTTTCTCTATTAAAGTTAAGTATTTGTGCAACGATAAGACTTAGTTGTACGTCAGTTACACCTTTAAGTGTATCTATTAATTGCTGTACATTTAAGTCATCAATTTTAGCTTGTTGTAATAATACACTTGCTGTATTAATTGCAGCAGTTTTATCAAAGCCTCTTTTAAGAAAATAACCAATAACAGCATCAACTTCGCTAGGATTATAACTAATTTCTAAATTATAAAAGTTATTAAAAAATTCTGTAGTTATGTCTTTGTTTTCCATAATTAAGTTCCGTATCCTAGATCAGTTAGTGCATTTGATGCAATTTGTGTTAAATTCTGATCGCCTTGTGCAATTTGAGATCTTAAATCTGATTCGTATGCTGCTTTTACTGACGGCGTTGCACTATTGTAATCAGCCATTGTAGTATTAGGCAATGCTCCGCTATTAATTAATGCAGGCATTACTTGACTTGCAACTGCGGGTATTGATAGTAGTGAATTAATAGTAGTCGGTGACATCATTCTACCATTGTTTGACGCAGATGTCGAAGGAGTTACATTGTTTTGTGGATCAGGTACTGGTAGTTTATTTTGTGATAAAACGTTAGATACTATGCCGCCTATTACACCAGTTGCAACTTGTTTAAGAATATTTTTACTTGGACTATTTTTATTTCCAAACGCTTTGTTTAGTAGTGCCGATGTTCCTAATCCAACTAGTGCAGGAATTAACCCTTTGCTTAAATCTGCATCGCTATTCATAGCATTATCTAAATATCCGTGTGGGCTCGGAGTTGTATCATATCCTATACTTTGATCTGCCATTCCAGCTGGAGTGTCACCGCCAACGGTGCCGCTAGTATATTGCACAGCTTCGTATGCAACATTAATTGTGTTTTCATTAAAGTCGCTGGATCCGCTTTCGACAGATCCGTGATCCCATGCAGTTAGCAGTGGATTAACTAATGTGTATGCCACCCATTTTCTACGTGATAATTGATAGATTGTAATACTGTTAAAGAATGGTTTAGTTTTGCCTGTATTCATTCCGTAGTTTGGAACCCTAGCAAAATATTTATCACGAGATCCAAAAGCGCCATTTGCTGCTGGATTAAGTGGTGTTCCGGTAATAGTGTTAGCATCTTGGAAATAATATTTATAGTAGTCTTCTAATAATGCTCTAGTAACGCCAGTATTATCATCGTGAAATGCAATTCTACAATCTTCGTAATCAACTCTAGTTTGTACGTTCTTTTTACGATTGTATTGTTGCTTATTTTCTACGCTTGCTCTAAAACTTGGCAGGTCAGCACTCTTAACAAGTACGCCTATTTCTTTTTGGAATTTAAATGTATTTGATACTTCGCCCAACCCTATTTCGGGATTAGGAATAAAATTAACATGATACATAAACTTTGTTTTAGGTGTAAACGCAAAGTTATTTTGTGTGTAAATTTGGTTCGCATGACGTGCGTCACGCAAATGTGTTTCTGACTCAAGGTTGAATAGGAATGCATCTTTAAAACTCATACTAATATTTATCCTTATGCATTATCTGGGTATATAAAAGAAAAGCGAAGACTGAATTACCAATCTCCGCTCCTTATAGAAAATACCAACCTTAACTAATTGTATTAAACAGTAGTTCCGCCGATAGCTGAATTTACTGCTCTTGTAACTGCTTCGCCGATGCCTTCGAACGACTCGTCTGATCCAAACTGGATAGCGTTGTCATAACGAATACTTAGCGTAGTTGTTACTGCTTCGTTAGTAGCATAAGCTAGTGAGTTATAGTTTGCTGATTCTAAATAACAACCAACTAATTGGAAGCGGTCAATTACGTTTGCTCCATTAGCACCGTTGCCACCGTCTAGTATTTCAATTCTAGTTTGGAACTTGTAAGTACCACTTGATACTGCGCTTGACTGCTCGAAGAAATCGAACTGCTTTTGTAGCTGCTGTCCAACAACTTTTTGTACGTTGTTGTTTGCATCTTCGCGTAGTGTTAATGTAATTGGTTCCCATGTGTGCTTACCTGCAAGATATGTTCTTGAGTTATAAGCGTCAATAGTCATTTGCTCAAAACTAACGTTTGGACGAGTTACGTCTACTACTTGTCTTGAAACTTCTCTAGTACCATCTGGTCCGCCAGTAGTACCAAAACCATCTAGTAATACTCTAAAGCGATACTGTAACTTAGGCATCAATAATGATGAGTTTGATCCAGCACCTTCTGTAGGTACACTGATATTTTGTAATGTTGTAATTGGCATTCGTTATTCTCCTGTACAGTATTTATGCTTAAACAAGTGGGGAACTTTCCCCACTCATTATATGCGCATATTAACCTAGTGCTGCAATTTCGCCTGTGTTCTTAATTCTAAGCGGTATGTATATAAACTCAATAGCTTTTACTGGTTCAATAGCAATATCTAAGTATAACTCATTACGGTCTATTCTTGCTGGTGTGTTGTTACTTTCATCACACACAACTAGGAAGTCGTAAAGTGCTCTTAGTGCTACTAATTCTAGTAATAGCGCATCAGCTGCTGCTTTAACTTGATCTCTTGTGATCTTGTCATTTGGCTCAAACAAGTATGGCTTGGCTAACAACTCTAGCTGTCCACGTAAGTATACAGTTAGACGTGCTACGTTAACACGATCCAATGCACTTGCGTTTCTTGCACGAGTCTTTTGTCCAAATACTACAAGTCCTGCACCACTAATGAATGTGATCGGATTAATTGCATTTGAATAAAGTGTATCACGCTGTCCAGTGTTTAATGCTACTGACTTAAATTCGCCTTCACTAGTAATATAACCTGAACTTGTAGCATTACTTACACCACCACGTCGTGTTCCTGCTGGTGCAAACCAAGGGAAAGCAACCTGATCGTTTAGTATAATAGTACGTAGTGCCATATGACTTGGTGGAACAACAATGTTGTTTCCTGCGTTGTCACTTGTAAAGCCCGAACCGTAGTACATAGCCATGTATTCATCAAAGCTAACTGCGCCGTCGTCGTTATCTTCTAGTGCTAGTTTAACGTTAGTTGCCCATTCATTTAATGAAGTTGCATCTGGTGTTAAACGGAATGGTGTATCACCAACAACAAAGCCTGTTAGACGTCTGTCATAGTTTAGTGTGATCATTTCACCAATTAGCTCTGGATAACCAGGAGCAGCTAACAAGTTAAACTGACGACTTTCTTCGTCACGTATATCTTGGTTGTCATTAACAAGTGCTTGTAGTGCTTGTACAACACTCTTACGCTGTGCATGACGTCCGAAGCTACCTGAACCGTCTTCTTGGTTACCTGAATCAGTAACCCAACGATGTGGATAGTAGTCTTCCATTGGTTCATCCCCAAATGCAGTATTCAACGCAGTAATGTCAACATAATTGCGCTCGAAACGCTTAACATTAAATCCACTTCTACGCAAGTTCCATAGCAGCATACCTTTTGGATACAGTGCAGGATCTGGAGCGTCTGGATCTAAGTAATCACTTTCTAGCAATTCGCCGATTGTTGCACTTGGTGCGTCATCAATTGTTCCGCCTGTGTCGCCATAGCGTGCATCTGCAAACAATACTCCATTTTCTGTGGTTTGATCAGCTTTGTCAAGTAAAATCCATTCGCTTAATGTAGCGTTATATCTATAGATAGCTGGATAGTTTTCAACATCTGCTGTACTAACCCAAATATCGCCTTCTACAAGCGCATCTACGCCGTTTGATTGATTTGTAGGCGCTGTTGCTGCAACCTGCGGGCCTTCGGGGTTTGTGTCGCTGTAAGGACTGTTT